TCACTTCCCGACCCGTTGCAACCACTCCAACGTGCGCTCCACGATCTCGCTCCGATCCTCATCGGATAGACCGAGGTAAGGCCGGGCCGGGATCGTCACGGATTTCGCAACGTGCCCCCGGAACATCAGCACCCTGGCCGCCCGGGGCTTGATGGTAGCCCCGAACTGGTGGACGGCCGCATAGGGCAGGTTGCTACCGATCTCGACCGTTCGGTCACCGACAAGCTGCCATGTCATTTGCCCGCGCAGGTAGCCGTTCAGCGTGAGGATGCGGCTCTTGTTGCGGCGCTTCTCTCGCTGATACCAGGGCTGTAACGCGGCCCAGGCGGTGCCATCGGGGGCCGTCTGGCTCTTGAATCGTGCCCGTGTCGAGCGCAGCCCGTACTCCCCCAGTTCGGCGAGCAACGGCGATGGATCGTTGATCGCGTCTACCAGGCCGGACAAATGCTCTATCGCGGCCGTGCCGTCAAATCGTGCGCCAGCCATCACGCTTCCTCGCGGTACTTGCGCCACCGATCCCTGCCGGGCGCGTACTCAAACCCGGGGTCGATGCCCGAAGGCACGCTGACCACGCGCGGCCCGCCTGGGCTGTACTTGCCGATCACACGCTCAACCCATGTCACCTCGGGCGCACGATCCGGCCCGCTCTTGCCCATGCGTGCCAGGTCGCGCGGCCACAGGCCAATCACCTTGCACTGGCATCCCCAGCCGTTGGGCGGGTAATGCGTCTGCCACCAGGGATCATCACGCGCCAGCACCATGCCGTCCCAGGCCTTGTGCTGGTGCCGTGGGTTCTCGACCCAATCGCTGTGCTCGTACATCCAGAATGGCGCAGCCTGCAACTGCTCCCAACGTCCCGCCGCATAGCTGGTGTTGAGGTTGGTCTCGTAAATGACGCGCGTGCGCCAGTCCCGGCCGCCGTTGTAGTCCCAGCCGTAGCGCGCCACGATGACGTCGAAGTCGCGGCGGAACTCTTCCAGTGTTGTGCCCTCGGCAATGGCCTTATCGACGGCCTCCCGGAAGTCGCGCACGATGGCGTCGCGGTTCGCACCAGCCACCATGAACGCCCATTCGTGCTCTGCCGCATAGACATCCGTCCAGGCCTGCGTGGGCATGTTGAGCTTGCGCCTGAAGAACTCGATCATTTCGAGGAACGGCAAGCTGCCGTAAGCCACATCAGCCATTGCCGGCCGCCTCCTGCAGCACCTCATAGCGACCTGCGAGCTGCGCGGCGGACAGGGCCTCGGCCATCGCCGCCGCGTACTGGTCAAGCGTCATGTCAGGGGACAACGCCGCCAGGCCGTCGCGGATGTCCTCCAGGCTGGCCGCCCGCCCCACCAGCGCGCGAATCTGCTCCACCCATGCCGCAGCAGGCGCGCGTGCAGCAGCGGCGAGTTGGGGCGCCATGGCCGCCTGCGGTGGCACCGCTGCCGCCTGCGAGGGCTGTGCTGTGGCGGCTGCAAAGCCTTGATGCCATGCGGTAGCCGCCGCCATCGGCGGGATGACCGGCACATGCTGCACTGGCATGAGCACGGGCTCGCCGTCCTTGGCTGTCGGGACACCCAAGCGCTCGTTCACCCACCACAGTGGGGGGCGCAGCCCCATGTTGACCAGCGGCGGCAGGCCTTGGCTAAAAGCCGTCAGGTCTTCGCGTTCCTGGGTCTTGAGCCGGAACTGGGGCAAGCGGCGCAGGCCACCCAGCGCCAGGCCGTTGACCGAAGCCACGGCGAACACAAGATCGCGCGTGAGCGTGGTGTTTGCCTGGCGAATGTCGCCGTCGCGCAGATCCTTTCTCACTTCGTTGTGCACGTTGCCAAGGGCGTTCGTGCTCGCCTTGCCATCGGCCCCACTTGTGAGGGTGCCGCCCAGGATCACCTTGGACTGGTTGCGCTCGCACCACGAAATCATCAGCTCAAAAGCCTTCGGGTCACCCGAGGCGGCGTCCTTGAACTCCAGCAGCATGCCGTCCGGGATGATGCCCGCCGCGTTGTGCCCGATGGATGCCAGGGCACGCAGCAGCGTGGCTTTCTCCTTTTCGGAGGCGTTCGCCGGGTACTTGCCTAGGCGTACAGGGATGCCGTAAATCTCCAGAAACTCAGCCAGGTCGCCGACCGAGTAGTTCTTGAACAGGTACGTCCATACGAGTTGGCGAAACAGCGCCGCGCGCTCAAGGTAGCCGCTCTTGGCCTTATGGATGTGAGTGATCCAGTTGAAGGGCCGCAGCGGGTCGCCCATGACGCCATCCACCGTGTTGTTGCTGCGCAAGCGCAGCTCCTGCCGGTAGCCTCGGTGCAGTGTGAACCACGACTGCGGACGGTGCGTAATGGTCTTGGGCACCCAGTAGCCCTCCACCTGGTGCCACTCAATCTCAAGGCAGGCATAGCCCTTGCCGATGGCATCCGTCAGGTCGAAGACCATGTCCTCGAAATCGGGAATCTCCATGAGCAACTCGCCGAGCTGGGCGGCGAGCTTCTTCTCGGCAGCGTCGGCGCCCTCGGGCGGCACCACGTCCCATTCGAGCACGCAGGCGCGGCGGCGCTTGCCCATCTCGGCGGCAATGTGGCCGTCCTTTTCCTCCATATCCTCAAACAGCTCGAATTGCGCGGTCAGTTCGCCGGTCTCGGCGGCGTCCAGAATCTTCGCCAAGCGCGAGGGCGTGAGGCCGCGCGTCGGGTGTGTCTGCAACTCGCGCTGCAGGTGTGCCAGTCTGGCGGTCTGAGGCTCCTGCAGGTCGGGCATTTTGATGGGCTGGCCGTCCGGGCCGAGGATGCGTGAAGTTGCCATGGCGTGCTACCAGGTGGCGTGCGATTCGACCAGGCGGATGTAGTCCTCTGCGAACGGGCTGAGGGCGTCTTCCGCGTCGTGGTCATCGGCCGCGCCGAGGTTGTCGAAGCCGCGCGGGAGCGCGGGAGCGGGAATGAAGTCGATAGGGGCGCTCAGGTTGAGCGTGGCGAACCAGCCCAGGCACAGCATCACGGCGCTGTCGCCGTGCCGGAACAGGTCGGGGTCTTTGACGTCCTTGCGGCGGGCCTTGACCACCATCGGAACGCCGTCTACTTCCTCAATGGCACGGAGGTCTTGCGCATAGTTCGGGTCGGCGGGGATGTCGATCATCCCGTCCTCAAAGCCCTGCACGAGCTTGGGCATCCATGTGCCGTACCAGGTACGGTTCAACTTGATCTGGTGGACATGCGCGTGGCCGAACTCGTCGGCGGTCTCCTCGGCCATGGGTTCGCCGTTGCCGCCCGCGTCTATTGCGCCGCCGCAGCGGCGCGGCAGGCGCTTAATGGCGTACCACGAGATCTGCTTCTGCTGCGCGTACGGCACCTTGTGCATTTCGATGGACAGGGGCACGCTGCGGCGCATACCCACACCCAGCGCCGTCGCACCCCAGACCGAGAAGTCCCGATGGCGGGCATAGTCATGCGAGAAGACGTGCCGCTCGTTCTTGTCGAGACGCTCCAGGGCCGGGGCGAGGTAGCGCTCGATCCAATCAGCCACCCACGCCGCGCGCTCGTCCGGGCTCCTGAGCACAAAGTCGTCATCCAACGTGAGGCGCAGAACGCTGGAGTCAGGCAGCACCATGGCCTGCTCAATCCACACACCGGGCAGGCATACACCGTTGCCGTCGCGCGGGATGGCGTCTAGTTCCTCCCGCATGGCGGCCTTCCGCACGCCGTAGCCGTTGCGAATCCTGGTGTACCAGGCTTGCTTGCCCTCCGGCGTGGGCTGGATGCCCTTCATGTAGCAGTAGCGCTCGTAGAGGCCATTGGCCACGGCGTCATCGAACGTGACAGTGACCACGCGCGCATCGGCGCCGTAGCGGCCGGCCTCGATGTCGCGGCAGAACTGGGCAAAGGGGTTGCTCTTTCCGTTATGCGAGCTGATGACGGTGATCTGGCCGCCCCAGATCAGCAAGGCGGTCGCGGCATCCAGCACGCCCTGCACATCCGGGTGAAAGGCGGCTTCATCAATGACAACATGGCCCTGCAGACCCCGGATGTTGGCCGGGCGGCTGGACAGCGCGCACACCTGGAAGCCCGAGGCGAAGCGGATGCGGTAGGCTGTGATGTGCTTGGTCTTGCCGTTGTCGTCCTGGTCCTCGAATAGGAATTCTTCGACGCCGGATGCACCCTGGCCCTGGGCCTGTGCGATGACGCGGGCGAACTTGGCGCAGTAGCCGATGGCCTCCAGGCCCTTTTCTTTGGTGTCGCCGATGTAGTACACGTTGTCGCCGCCTGCACTTTTGCGCGCGGCCGCCACCAGCGTCTTGTTCAGCATGGTGCCGAAGGTGATGCCGGTGCGGCGCCCCTTGGGCACGGCAATGATGGACGCCTGGATGGCTGCCACTTCGCGCTGGTGCTTCATCAGCACCCCATCGTCTAGCGGGTTAAACCCCTCTGGAATGGATCGCACGCTGGCCGGGAGGTCGTCCCATTCCAGCGTGCGCACGGTGGTGGCCAGGGGCTTGATGGCGTGCATGCTTATTGCCCAATCCCCAGGAATTTGCGTCGCCAGAAATCCACCTGGGCCTCATCCATGCCCTGGGCCTTGGCGACCTCCTGCAAATTGGCCTCCTGCTCGGCCAGCAACTTGCGGCGCGCGGCTTCCTCCACCTTCGCCTGGAACTCTTTGAGGTTGATGCTGCTGCGCGTGAGCGTGGCGATGTTCTTGGCGGCCTTGCTCAGGACCTCCACGCGCTTTTCGTGGTCGATCTTCTCGCCATCTTCCCCCTGCTCATCGGCCTCCTGCAACATCAGGATGGCCTCGAAAAGCTCCGTCTGCACCATCGCCGTGAGGGCCTCGCTGCGCGCGTCCTTGTCGTCGCCCGCATGCTGCTGAATCAGCTTCGCCGCCTCGGTGCTGGCGCGGATGGCCGACAGGCGCCGCTCCAGCTTCTGCCCATAGCGGCCTACCGCCGAGCGGCTGGGCAAGTCGCCCGCCGTCGCGGCGGCGGGAAAGCGCCCCTGCAGGTCGGCGATCAGCTCATCCAGCGTCATGCTGCCCGAAGCCAGCATGGCCTGGATGTACGCCTTGATCTCCGGGTCGAGCCGGTCAATGCTGCTCTTGCGGCCCATGGCTCACCAGTACTTCTCGGGCCGGGCAATGCCAGGCTCGCAGGGGATGGTGTACTCGGCCAGATCAACGCCGATGCGGGTCAGTTCGGCGAACCACCGGCCCGAGGGCTGCTTGTCCACCTGCACCAGTTGCCGGTCGTGCAGGTAGTCCATTTCGCGCCGCAGTTCCAGCGGCGTGGCGTCCGGGTATTCCGACTGGGCCACGGACAGGATGGGGCCTTCATACGCGCCAATCGGGCGGGCGTTGTTCAGGGTCAGGATGATGAGCCACCGCAGGTTCTCGCGGCGGATACGGGCGGTGTCGATAGCGGTGCTCATGGGCTCCCTCGTTCTTTCATGGATGCGCGCAACTGCGCGTTGTCGATCTTGGTTGCCAAGCCGTCGAGCTTGGCCTCCACGATGGATTGGCCGCGCACGTAGTCCTCGCGGCGCACGTAGTGCAGGGGCAGATCAGCCTGGAACTTCAAGAACTCACGCTCCAGATTCGTGATGCCCTGGGCCTCCAGCTCGCGGGCGCGCTGCAGGGCATCGAAGCGCTCGTTGGTGCGGGCTTCCTCGGCCGCCCGCTCAACCCGCATGGCCTCGAAGCGCTCGGAAATGCGCTTCTCAAACTGGCCCGCAATGAGCTTTCCCGCGCCGAAGATGATTGCGGCGAAGCCGCTGAGCAGCGCTGCGCCGAACCCCACCAACTGCCAAAAATCAGCTTGTACCGTCACAGATTCCCCTTCCTCTCCCGGCGCGCTTGGCACGCCACACAGAACTGAACGCCCGGCACGGCACGGCGCCGCGCATCGGGGATGTCCTCTGCACAGGCCTGGCAAAACTCGGCCGAGTCGGCCACCGTCTTGCCCGCCAGGCCAGCGCGGCGCGCGTGGTCGCGCAGGGCATCGGCGAGTAGCTCGGCTTCGCGCGCCTGGGCGCGGTCGATGTCATCTGTCAATGGCGCCTCCCGTGCCCGCACGGCATACGTCGCGGGCGAACTGCTGCAGGCCGATCACCTGGTCGCGGAGCCCGTCAGCCTCTGCTGCCAGTTGCTGATATGCGCCGCTGCTCTCTCCGAGTAGCTCTCGGGCGGTGGCGGCTTCGCCAGCGCAGGCGGCAAGTCCGGCATCTCCTGCCGGGTAGGGATCGGGGCGGGCGTTGAGGCGGGCAATCTCGGCGCGCAGGCCGCGCACAGCAGCGGCAGCAGCAGCGTCACGAGCAGCCCGCGCAGCCTCGCGCTTGGCGTCTTCATGGGCGGTCCTTTCGGCGTTACGAAACTTGATGGCGTTGTCGCGGGCGGTAGCCTGGCTGCGGGCGTCCTCTTGCGCGTCCCAGGCGGCTTGCACGCGCGCTGCGCCCTGGGCATCGCCCTTGGCGATCAGGTGGGACTCCCACAGCTTCACACCCACAATGGCGCCGAGAATGGCGGCCGCGATGACAAGGGCGCGGCCGTTCATAGCCCCGGCCCCCAGGCCGCATAGCGCGGCTGGATCAAGACAAGGATGCGGTGGGGGTAGCCCAGGTTTTCGGGGCAGTGCACCGGGGCGCGCTTGGCCCTCCCGCATGCTGCATCTACCTGGGCCTGCGTAGGCCGCACGGCCCCGGTGGCCGCCGCCTCCGCCTGCCAGTGGCCCAGCCCGCCGTTGTAGGCCCGCAGCGCAACGTGCATGCGCTCGCGCGGCGTGTAGCGCGCGGGCGTGCGGTCGTAGAGCCAGCGGTCGTAGATGACCAGTGCGCGCAGCGCCCAGGCCGGGCTAAAGGGCTGCTGCGCGGCCAGTGCCGGATCAATGCCCGCGATCCAGCGCGAGGTGGCGGGCATGAACTGCGCCAGACCCTGGGCGCCCACGCGCGAGACCGCATCAGAGCGCCAGGCGCTTTCTTGGTGCACCTGGGCCGCGAACACGGCTACGGGCGCATCAAGCCCCCAGGCGGCATGCGCCGTGCGCACCAGCAGCGCGCGGTGCTGCTGCGCTGCCTGCGGCACCTGGGCACGCGCGGGCAGTACGAAAGACAGCAGCGCGCACGCCAGCACCAGGCCCACGGCTGCGGCCAAATCCTTGAGCGCCTGCCGCATCACAGCCCCATGGCCACGCCGATGACGACGCAACCGACAACGACAGCACGGCGCAGCATCGCCGCCATGAACACCAGCTCGTAGCCGCTGACGACGCGGAAGTCAGCGTCCCCCTCGGGCTCGGTCGTGCCGCGCCGCCAGTCGCGCTCAAGGTAGCTGTCGGGGCGAGCGTATGGGAACAGCGCGCGGTCGAGCCAGTAGCCGATCACCGCCGCCAACGTAATCAGCGTCAACTTGTACAGTGCCACCGGTAACTGCACCGGAGACACCACAGCGATGCATGCCAGCAGCACCACCGCCAGGACGAGGAACAGGCTGTTGCGCGGGGCGCGCAGCCACAGGGGGATGTGAGGTTTGATATGCATGCACGGCAGGATGCCGCGCAGGTGCGAGATGGCGTGAGTAAAGCGTTTTAGTTATTGAGGGGCTGCGGGCGCTTGCACCATGCAGGGCATGACGCAACCACCACTGCCCCTCTTTCGACAGCGACTGGCGTTGCTGGGGGAACGCCTACGCAACCTAGCCGAACATGGCCCAGGTGCCATGGAGCTGGCTAACGCACACCGCGCTTTGTTAGCAAAACTGTGTATAGCTTCTGGGCGGCAGTGCGATATGCCTCAAGATCGGTCAACGGAATCTGGGCGTCAGCTACGGCCTCGGTGCGGTCGAGAGCAGCCTCCATGACCTCATCCTGCTCCGCGCGCGGCAATCGTGCAAACAAGCACACGGCCAACGATTCGGCTGCATCGATGCGCGCTTGCAGGCGAGTGATGGTATTCACCATCTGGTTCAACAGTGCCAGAACTTCGTCTTGCTCGTTACTGCTCATCTTGGTTCCTTCGGGCATGGCGCTTCCTTGTTGGTGTGATCGTCATTGGTCGCCGCGCGCGGCCTTCATCCCGGCCCGGGCTGGCCGTGCCGTCAAGGACTGCTTGTAGTCGCCCACATAGCCGAAGTCCGGTGCGGGTGCGCGCTCTGAAAACCAGAAGTCGGTGAAGGCCGCCACATCGGGTTCACAGAACCAGTGCGCCTTTCCGCCCGCATCCATGGCCCACCAGCGCGCCAGCCTGGGGGCCTTCTTCCAGTCAACGCCTGGGTGGCCGGTTGGGGTCATATATCGCTGACGCCCCTCACCGCGCCATTCGCGTCCAGTCGAAAGACCTTTTGCTCGATGGCGTAACCTCCAAAACTGTTCTTCGCCCGGTACTTGACCCGAACCATGAAGTCGTTACCTGGGCCAGACACCACATTGCCCCACTCGATCACTTCCAGTGATGATGGGTCTTTGAGATGTCTCTTGAGGTACTGCTCCACCTGCAATACGGAGCCATTCCACGCGCTGTTGGAAACAACCGGAGCCGCAGCAGCCCGTGCGGCATCGGCGGCACGCGCAGTTCTCTCGGACTTTCGCTGCTGCGCATAGGCCCCCCATATCTCGTGATAAATCCAATTGGGGATGGCAACAGCCAGGCACGCAAGAATGATCCCGTATTGCCACCGCAGCGTCTTGCGCTGCCGTTCATCCGCCTTTGCTGCACGCACCCTTTCTAGGTTCGTTGGCGTGCTTGCGCGTGCAGCTGCCTGGGTTGCTTGAGCGGCATCCACGCGGCTATAAATCGCGCCACACTCCGGGCAAGCATCGAACTCCGCGCCTGTGGAAGACGGGTTGGGATGGTGGCACTTCTGACAAGTCTTGAGCATGCTCCCCCTCCTATTCAATGTTGATCGTCGTTGGCTGCTTCATCCGGCCTTGGCGCCTATCGCTGTATAGCAGTCACTTTTCCGCCGTCCGTGTACAGGTACTTGATGCCGCCGACCCGGAAAACATATTGACGATTAACGCCGTTTGAAGTCTCTGTCTCATTGACGTGCGCGCCTGCACCGTAGCGCTCCCAAAAGCGCGTGCAGTTCTCCATTGCATGCACTGTCATGCCGACAAAAGGCACATCGTGTATTTGCCCTCCGCACAATTGCTGGCGCTGCTTCTGTTTTGACTCGTACTCCGCCCATGTGCGGCGCGATGTTTCTTCACTGATCTGTCTTCGCTTGGCTTCTGCTTCGCGTTCGGCTTTGTGTTCGGCTTCGCGGCGAGCGATCTCAGCGCCCACGAGTTCGCCAGCGTCTGGACACGCCGTCGCCTGGTAAACCACCCTGCCATCTGGCCCCATGCACTTGTTGATCGCCCATGCCGGTGTCAGCGCAAATAGGGCGCATGTGAAAACTGCTTGCTTGATCATGCCCGCTCTTCCTCCTGATTGCGTTGGATTGTCTCCACATAGCGTCGCACTCGGTATAGCTGCTGGCCATGGAGCTGGCGGACTAGGCCGGTGCCTAGCTCGCGGCGCATAAAACTCACCACCTGGTTGTAGGCACGCGGCCTCAGTTGCCTCATCAGCGCCAGCACCTCGCGCTGCTCTGGGGTCATGGGGGAGTCATTGGCCGCTGTTTGATCGCATGCCGACACTGGTGCAGGAACATAAATATGCTGAGTGACATGGGTCACATGCAGCGCGCTGCTGTTTGTGCTGCGATCCAAATGCAAGTCACCCTTCAAATGGCCCACCTGCACTGCATCGTCGCCATGCACTGTTTGTTTTGGAAGCAGCCGGGCCAGCCAGGCCAGCAATTTGTTTGATAGCTCGCCCACGCCTGGAACCTCACTTGCTCTTGATGCGCGCCTTACCTGTCACGCTGCCAATCTGAATTGCGTTGTCACCCACTACCGATTGCCCACCGCCACTGCCAGCGGCAGCAGCGCTTTTCTTCGCTGGCGCTGGCGGTAGTCCCGCCGCCAACAGCGCCGCTGTCTGAATCAGGTGCTGGCGCGCCTGAGCGCTGCACCGCCGGTAGCTGTCGAGCAATACCTGCTCGGCAGCATCGTGCGCGGGGTGTGCACCGCTGCGCTCGCCCGTAAGTACGTAGAGAACGTCCACGCCTGCGGCTGAGAAGGCGGCCATCTGAAAGCCATCGGGCGCAGTTCTCCCGCTCTCCCAAGAGAACAGCGTTTGCTTAGTCGTGCCAGCGAGTTCAGCGAACTTGGGCTGACTCAACCCTAGCCGCTCGCGTTCCTCGCGCAATCGCTCACCAATGGGCATGAAATATTTCCCAAAAGCCTATTGCAAGGGAAAGATTTCTTTCCCATAATTCAAACAAGTCAAAACCAAACGGCACTTGCGCCAACAAGTGCCAACAACCCAGGAGCCACCATGCCCCTCAAAACCCGCGCCGAGGTGCGCCAGGAATTCGCCAGCCGTGGCTGGTCAATCTCCGGCTGGGCCAAGCAGCACGGCTATTCACCCGTGCTGGTCGGCTACATCCTCAACGACGACGAGCGCAACCCCAAGCGCAAGTGCCTGCGTGGCGAAAGCCACAACATTGCCGTTGCACTGGGCCTCAAGCATGGCGAGATTTCGCGCACCACCGGCGTGCAGCATTACACCGCGCTGGCAGCGTGAGGGCCATGCAAATGCATCCCGCGCCAACTGTAACAAATCGAGGCTACGCAGCGCTGACGGCTTGCGCCGCCAGCTGCGGCCGCGACGCACTCGGATTTTCCATACCTGCCGCAGTCATCGGGGGGCCGCGCGATGCTGTCGCGCCTCGTCCAGCAAATCAGCCATCCGATTCAGCAGAGCCTGCACTGCGTCCTGACGCTTGTCCCTTGGATGCTGCTGCGTCGCCACCAGCCGCCATGCGTGTGACACACGGGGGCCATCGATGACTTGCGCAACCTCCAGTTCAGCGACCACCCGCAGCAGCGCATGTCCCATGGCGTCAATGCGTGCGGCGAGTTCATCGAAGTCTGTGCTGTCCATTGCGGCCTCCTTGCCCGGTGTGATGGCCGCACTTTGCCACCCTGAAAGCCACTTTCAGTATTTCCACTCCGGCATATGTTTGGACGTGGCTCATGAAGGGGGCTTCCAATGATCCGCCGCGATTGGAAGCGCCTGCGCCCCAGTAGCTTGGTGCATGCCATGCGCCTGTGCAAGGAATTCGCCCAGGCCAAGCACAACCTGAGCGTGGAGCGCATTGCCGACCGCATGGGTGCCACGCACGACGCCCTTTACAAGTGGCTGGCCACGGGGCGCATGCCCGCCATCCTGATCCCGACCTTCGAGTTGGCCTGCGGCTGCAACTACATCAGCGAATGGCTGGCCGCCAGTGCCGGCCGCCTGGTGGTGCCCATGCCCACCGGACGCAAGGCCGAAGGCACCGAGCTGCTGGACATGAACAGCAGCTGCGCAGCCGCCCTGCAGCTGCTCACCGCCTTTTACCAGGCCCCCACCGAGGCCGACACCGAAGCCACCCTGGCCGCCCTGCGCCTGCACCTGGAGCAGGTGGCCTACCACCACGCCAACGTGGCGCGCTACGCCACGCCCGAGCTGGAGTTCGACGCATGACCAAGCGCGCCACCGACTACACCAACGCCGCGCAGCAACGCATCTTGCAGCTGCAGCTGGCCCTGTTCTGTGATGTGGTCAACGGCTACCCGCCATCCAAGCTCGCAGAGCTACTGCGCGTCTCCCCCAGCGCCATCACCCGCGACCTGGACAACCTGCGCATCGCGGGCCTGGCCGAGCGCGACGACGCCACCGGCCACTGGCGCCTCACCCCCCGCCTGCCGCAGCAAGCCATCAAGGTCCTCAACAGCATCGACGCGGCCCAACGCCGCGTGGATGAAGCCCGCAACCGATTCACCCGCAACCCCGACTGAGAAAGAAACCCATGGCACGCCCACCCAAGACCATCGAAGTGCAAGACGTGGATGACAAGACCATCGACCAGGAGAAGTTCGCAGACGCTATGACGCTGATGCGCGCCGACGAGGCCGCACAAGCGCTTGCGCTATCCCAGCGCGAGACCACCGTTCGCGCTGTGGCACAGCAGCTGGGCTACCAGCTGCCGGCAGACGCCACCGACCCCGACCTGATCCAGCGCGACATTGCCGCCAACATGCGCCGCTCCGTGGAAGCCTGCCTGGAAGTGGGGCGTGGTCTGCGTGTCCTGAAGGAAGCGTGCGAACACGGCAGCTTCATTGCTAGGCTGGATGTACTTGGGATTGAAGAACGCGTTGCTCGCCGATTCATGCAGTCGGCCATCAAGTTCACAAAACGGGCGACGTCGCCCGTTTTGACGGCAGCTGGCTCGCAGTCCAAACTGTTCGAAATGCTCGTCCTAGACGACGAGCAGATCGAGGAGCTGGAGCTCACCGGTCAAACTGGCGAGCTCTCCCTCGACGACGTGGCCACCATGAGCGTGAAGGAGCTGCGTGCCGCGCTGCGCGAAACACGCGCCGAGCATGACGCCACCAAGGCCGTCATGTCCAAGAAGCAGGCCCGCATCGACCAGCTGGAGCGCGCCCAGGAGCGCATAGCCAAGCTGCCACCTGACGAGGAGTTGGCACGCCTCCAGCAAGAAGCCACCACCCACCTGCTCGCCGCCCAGGGCGCCATCCGTGGCCAGCTGCGCGCGGCGTTAGTCGCCCTGCAGAACCACCAGGAGGACAACGGCACCTTCATGGCCGGCATGGTGGGGCAGCTCATGGCCGACCTGACCCTGCTGCGCGACGAATTCAACCTGCCCAGCCTGGCGGACGGCGCTCAGCCCGAGTGGCAGCGCTGGGCCACCGCGCAAGGCGCTGGAGCCGCTCAAGCGAACTGAAGGCTGCTGCATGAGCCCCGCACTCATCGAAGCCCTGCTGGACGTGGCACGCCGCGCTCAGGCGGCCGGCCACGGCGGCAAGGAGGCCGTCTACGCAGCCGCCTGCCAGCACCTGGGTCTGTCGCGCGCCACGCTCATGCGCCGCATTAAGGAGGTCACCGTGAAACCTGAACGCAAACGCCGTTCCGATGCAGGCTCCACCGCCTTGAGCCTGCCCGATGCGCAACTGCTGAGCACAACGCTCATGGAGGGCTACCGCGCCAATGACAAGGCCATCCACGCCCTCAAGCTGGCGCTTGTGCGGCTGCGCGCCAACCGGCCGCACTTTGCCTGCACGCTGGATGCTGCAACTGGCGAGATCCGGCCGCTGTCCGACAGCGCCTGCGCCCGCGCGCTGCGCACCTACCGGCTGCACCCCGAGCAGTTGCGCCAGCCCGAGCCGGCACAAGCCCTGGCCAGCGAGCACCCCAACGACGTGTGGCAGATCGACGCTTCCATCAGCACGTTGTTCTATGTGCCTGAGGGCGGTGTGGCCGACATGGACAAGGCGGTGTTCTACAAGAACAAGCCCGAGAACTTCGAAAAGATCAAACGCCAGCGCCTCACGCGCTACGTGCTCACCGACCACTGCAGCGGCGCCATCTTCGTGCACTACGTGGCTGGGGGCGAGTCCATCGTCAACATGGCCGAGGCTTTCCTGGCCGCGATCGCCAAGCGCCCCGACCAGCAGATGTACGGCGTGCCGTTCCACCTGATGATGGACCCAGGCAGCGCGGGTATCGGCGGCGCGTTCAAGACGCTGCTGCGCCGCCTGCAGGTCAAGCCCGTGGTGAACGAGGCGGGAAACCCGCGTGCCAAGGGCCAGGTGGAAAACGCCCACAACCTGGTCGAGACCAACTTCGAGAGCGGCTTCAAGTTCCAGCATGTGCCCAGCATCGCCTGGATCAATGCGCAGGCCGCCCACTGGATGCGCTACTACAACAGCGTTCGTGTGCACAGCCGCCACGGCCTGACCCGCTGGGCCAAGTGGATGGAGATCACCCAACAGCAGCTGCGCCTGGTGGATGCCGACCTGGCGCGCCAGTTGCTCACCCATGAACCCGCCACCCCCAAGGTGGATAGCGGGCTGTGCGTGCGCTTCAACGGACGGGTGTGGTCGGTCAAGCAGGTACCAAACGTGATGGTGGGCGAGAAGCTCACCGTCACCTTCAACCCCTTTAACCCGGCCACGGCCTATGTGTTAGACCGCGATGCCCAGGGCGGCGAAGTGCTGATTGAAGTACCCGAGGTGCAGCGCGACGCGCACGGCTTCGCCGAAGGCGCCGCACTCATCGGCCGCGAGTACAAGGCGCTGCCCGAGACCGCCGCAGACGCCAACCGCAAGCTGGTGGAGCGCATCGCTACCAGCGCGCAGACCGACGAGCAGGCCGCTGCCGCGCGTAAGGCCAAGGCGCTGCCCCTCGGAGGCGCGCTGGACCCCTACAAGCACCACGCGGACCTGCCCGACGTTGCCATGCTGCCGCGCCGAGGCACCGAGCTGCAAACCGGCGCCAGCGTGGCCCAGGCCGCGCCCGAGCTGCTGACCCACTTCGAGGCTGCCAAGGCACTGGCCGCTAGGGGCGTGCCCATGTCGCCCGAGCTGGTCGGCTCGCTCAAGAGCCTGCACCCCGATGGCGTTCCCGAAGCCGAGCTGGGCGCACTGGAGGCCCGTCTCACGGTGCGCGCCAGCCTGCGCGTGGTGGGAGGCCAGTGATGCACGCCACTGCCTCCATGCCCGTGATGCCCCCCCTGCAGCCCGTACTGCAGCAGCACGAGATCACACAGGCCGAATTCGCCCGTGGCGTGGGTCTGTCGGCTGCTGCCGCGTGCCGCCTTGTCCGTCATGGCCTGCTGCCTGCGCGCAGTCCTGCCGCCGTGCGCAAGCGTGCTGTGGACTTTCTCAAGGCCCGTGGCGTGTCCATGGCCCATCTACGCGACCTGGTGCTGCCGCATGTAGCAGCGCCCAAAGAAGTTGGCCCCGCCGGGTTGCACCCCGGCGAGGCCGTCCCCGTGAACCCCGACGCAATCGAAACCCAGGAGGAAGAGTCGATGTTACTTCGCTGCGAACCCATCACCCCCGCCGCGCGCAAGCACTTCAAGCTGCCGCGCAGTCCATTCACCGACGACATCCAGTGCCGTGACGACGTATTTGCGAGCCAACATGGCCGCTACGTGCGCGCAGCGATGATGGATGCGGCCACCAACCATGGCTTCGTCGCCATCATCGGGCAGAGCGGCTCGGGCAAGAGCACCCTGCGCGAGGAGCTGGAGGAGCGCATCCGAGAGGACCGCCGCCCCATCGTCCTCATCAAGCCCTACATCCACGGCGTGGAGCCCAGCGAGGCGCGCGGCAAGCCCCTGCGCAGTGGACACATCGCCGAATCCATCGTGGATGCCTTGGCCCCCGGCATGGCCCTCAAGAGCAGCCCCCAGGCCCGCTACAAGCAGGTGCACGAGCTGCTCAAGGCCAGCCGCAGCGCGGGCTACACGCACCTGCTGGTGATCGAGGAGGCCCACCGCCTGCCCATTCCCACCTTGAAGCACCTCAAGAACTTCATGGAACTCAAGGACGGCCTGCGCCGCCTGCTGGGCGTGTGCCTCATCGGGCAGAACGAGCTGTTCAACATGCTCAGCGAACGCAACCCGGAGGTGCGCGAGATCGTGCAGCGCTGCGAGCAAATCGCCATGGAGCCGCTGGACAACGACGTGGAAGCCTACCTGCAGCTCAAGTTTGAGCGCCTGGGCTTGAAGCTGGCGGACGTGTTCGAGGCCGATGCCATGGACGCCATCCGCGCCCGCCTGATCCAGACGGCCCACGGTCAGCGCACGAACGAGGTGGTGAGCATCTGCTATCCCCAGGTGGTCAACAACCTGGTCAGCCGCGCCCTGAACGCGGCTGCGCAAGTGGGCTTTCCGAAGGTGGATGCCCAGGTGATCGCAGGGTGCTGACCATGTTCGCATTCCGCATCCGTATCACCATGTCAGACGGCAGCAGCGGCCGCTGCACAGGCCTGTTCGCCACGGCCTGCGCGGCGGTGCGCACGGTCTTGTCCAACTTCCCCGGCGCAGTCAGCGTGTCGGCCATCTGCCTGCGAGGTGGTGCATGAAAGCCCCGCGCCACCACTTCGCCCCCGGAACGCTGCAGCAGATGCCCACGCGCACCCAGCGCCTGCGCGTGACGCTGGGCGTCGCCCTCTGGTTCTGCGCCATCGCCATTGGCGTTGTCGTGTCCATCATGTGGAGGGGCGCACTGTGACCGACATCACCTGCCCCGCCTGCGGCGCTGAGTTTGACTTGACGGTGGCTTTCGCCTGTGAAGAGGAGCGCCGTGCCTTTGCGCGCCTTGCCAGCGTCAGCATCCCACTGGGCACTCGCGTGCTCAAGTACATCGCCCTGTTCACGCCACCGAAGCAGCGCCTGACCAGCGCCAAGAAGCTCAAACTGCTCATGCAGTTGCTGCCTGACCTGGAGCGAAAGGTCATCACGCACAAAGGCCGAGACTGGACCGCGCCACTGGACGCCTGGGCACAGGCCATCGACCAGATGCTTGCCGCGCGCGACGCGCAGCGCCTGGAGCTGCCCATGAAAGGCCACGGCTACCTCTACGCCGTCCTGGCGGGTATGGCCGACAAGCACGAAGCCGCCCAGGAAGCCAAGCGCGAGGAAGACGCCCGCCTGCGCCCGCGCCGCGACACCGTGCAAGTGCGCGGCCAGGCGCTGGAGATCGGCGCCGCCCTGGACGTTGTGTACGGCGGCAAAGACCCGGCCCTGGCCGCCATCGAACAGCGCGAACGCAATGCCGCGCCCATGCCCGCGCACCTGCGTGCACGTATCGACCAACTCAAGAAAGGAACGCCATGAGCACTCCATCACCAACGCCCGAGCAGCGCGCCGAGTTTCGCCAGCAGGCATACGACATGGCGGAAAAGATCATCGTCGCGCTGCAGGGCGAGCAACCGTCGTTCGTAGTGCTGGAAGCACTCAACCTCGTTCACAGGTTTGTCACCTCCAACCTGCCGCCAGGATTGGTTGGCTATGTCGCCATGGCAATGGCTAGCTATGCCGGGGAGCTGATGCAGGCCGATGCCAAGGGCAAGGGCCTTTCGCCTTATCCCGACCCTGTCACCACCTCCAAATCCACCACGCATTAAGGAGCCACCACCATGGCAACCCGCATCAAAACAAAGACCCTGGCCGCAGTGCCGCAAAGCAAAAACGACTGCGCCCAATCCATCCGCCTGCTGGGCGACCTGCAGCGCGAATTCGAGCGCGAGCGCGCGGCGATGAACGACGCCATTGGCGCCATCACGCAGCAGCACCAGCCCAAGCTGTCCGACCTGCAGCAGCGCATCGAAGCCCTGCAGGGCGGCGTGCAGGCCTGGTGCGAAGCGCACCGCACCGAGCTGTGCGGCGAGGGCGACAAGCTGGGCAAAACGGCCAACCTGGTCACGGGCGAAGTGTCGTGGCGCCAGCGCCCGCCGAGCGTCTCCATCCGTGGCGCCGACACGGTGCTCGAAACCCTGCTGCGCATGGGCCTGGGCCGTTTCGTGCGTGTGAAGAACGAGCCCAACAAGGAGGCCATGCTGAACGAGCCCGAAGCCGTGCGCGGCATCGCCGGGATCAACATCGTCACGGGCGTGGAAGACTTCATCGTCGTCCCGTTCGAGGCCCAGGCCGAGGGAGCATGACCATGGGCAGCATTCAATCCCGGAAGGCCGCCATGGGCTACATGACGGCAACGCGCCGCCCCTCGTGCCGCAACTGTGCGTATTCGTCGCAAGACTCCAAGCTGGGTGGCACAACCGACGTTTACCCCTGGCACTGCGATAAAGGCGGGTTCGGCACCACGGCGCAAGCCGTGTGCGAAGACCACCAGCCCAGCCGCCTGCAGAAGGAAGGCGGCGCAGCATGACCCGCGACGAAGCCCTCAAGAAGATCAAGAAGTGCCTCGCACTCAGCCGCAGCGCCAACGAACATGAGGCCGCTGTCGCGCTGCGCCAGGCCCAGCACCTGATGCGCGAGCACGGCCTGCGCGAACAGGACGTGTCGCTGGCCGACGTGCACGAGGTCAGGGTGAAGGCGTGCAGCACCGCCGCGAACACCTGGGAATTGCGCCTGGTCGGCGTGATCGCCGATGCCTTCGGCTGCGAAACCTTCGGCAACCTGGAAGGCCGCTACAACGACGCGGGCGCCTTCGTGCGCACGCGCCATTGGGTGTTCGTGGGCATGCAAGCCGCGCCCACGGTGGCAGGCTACGCCTGTGAGGTGCTGCTGCGCCAATGCGCCAAGGCCCGCCTGGCCCACATCGCCAAACAGCCCAAGAACTGCAAGCCCATCACAAAGACGGCACGTGGCGATGCCTTCGCCATAGGCTGGGTGGCTGCTGCATCGCAGCTCGTGGAGCACTTCGCCCAGCCCAAGGCCGACAAGGCCCTGCTGCTCACCTACATCGAGCAGCGGCACGGCGAGCTGAAAAAGGGCAAGGCCCGCGACACCACCAAGGCGCGCAAGACGGATTGGGGCCACTTCTCGGCCGGGCACCGCTCAGGCCAGGACGCCAAGCTCAATCGCGGTGTGGGTGGCATGCCCGCGCAGGGGCGGCTGGCATGACCCGCATCCTCTCCGCATTTGAATCCGTGCGCCCCAAGGGCACGGCCGCCATCGGTGCCGCGCCGCAACCGCAGTCGTGGCGTGATCGCGGCAAAGCGCCGCCCAAGCTGCCCGGAACCCCGTCCCTGTCTCCTACCGGCCCGCTGGTCATGGACCGCACCGGCAAGCGCATCGTGCCGCTGCAGCCGCGCATCAGCAGCGCGGCGATTGAAACCAGCGTGGCTTACCGCGCGTCCGTGGATCGCCGCCAGGCCATAGCGAAAGCGAGTATTTGATGTTCAAGACCTTGATCGTTTACAGCATCGTGTCGCCCTGGCCCGTGGGCCTGGGCGAAGTCGAGGCCGCGCTGCAAAAGGCGCTGTTCCTGGAATGCGGCGCCACGCAGGAGAAGTCCATCGGCTTCGTGCCGCCGCGCGGCGAAGAACACGGCCTGCTGGCCGAGGGCGTGGGCGGGCACTGGGTGCTGCGCTACATGACCGAGGCCAAGATGCTGCCCGCCAGCGTGCTGGCGCGCAAGGTGAAGGAAAAGGCCGCGCGCATCGAGCAGGAAACCGGCCGCAAGCCCGGCAAGAAGGAAAGCCGCGAACTCAAGGACGAGGCCCGGCTCGACCTGCTGCCCATGGCCTTCACCAAGCAGGCCGCCATGTGGGTGTGGATCGACCCGCAGGCCCGCACGCTGGCGCTCGACACCAGCAGCCAGGCCCGCGCCGATGAGGTGGTAAGCCTGCTGGTGGAGCTGTTGCCCGGCCTTGCCCTGGCGCTGCTGCATACGCAGACCGCGCCCCAGGCCGCCATGGCGTACTGGCTCAAGACGCAGGAGCCGCCCCCGGGTTTCAGCATCGACCGCGAGTGCGAGCTGAAAACCACCGACGAAGCCAAGGCCGGTGTGCGCTACACGCGCCACCCGCTGGACATCGGCGAGGTGCGCGCGCATATCGAGGCGGGCAAGCTGCCCACCACGCTGGCCCTGACCTGGGACGACCGCGTGTCCTTCGTGCTGACCGAGGGGCTGCAGCTCAAGGGCATCAGCTTCCTCGACGCGGTGTTCGACGGCCGCTCGCCCGGCGACCAGGGCTTTGATGCCGATGCGGCGATTGCCACGGGCGAGCTGTCGAAGCTGATCCATGACCTGGTGGCGGCCCTGGGCGGCGATGGCCGCGCCGCACAGGCCGCTTGATACGTACAGGAGCCCCGGAAATGCCTTCCAAACCGTTCCAAACCGCAAACCCAGGGGGTTGCACCTCCTGCGGCGCCGGGCCGCTTAAAACGGCCCTGGCTTTTCGTGTGCTCGCGCTGTCGGTCGCGGGTGCGTTTTTCGGCGTGCTGGGCGCGCTGCTGCTCGCCATGCCCGCGCTGCCCGGCTGGGGCTTCGGTGCCTTCGCGCTCAGCAATGTGGCCTGGCTCACGGCCAGCGCTTGGCAGCGCCAGTGGCCCCTGCATGCCCAGCAGTGGGTGTTCCTGGTCTGCAGCCTGCTCGGGCTGTGGAACTGGTGGCTCGGGCCGCTGCTGCTGGGGTAGATCAATGGCAAACCACATTGCAGCCATCCACACGCTCAAGGGCAAGCTGGGCCTGAGCGACGACGACTACCGCGCGCTGCTGGTCAACCTCACTGGAAAGAACAGCAGCAAGGCCCTGGGCGTGCAAGCGCAGGCCCGCGTGCGCGACCACATGCAGGCCCTGGGCGAGCGCCTGGGCGTGCTCAAGCCAACGCGGCAGCGCTCCTTTGCGCAAACCCGGGCCGCAGCGAGCCCACGCGAGCGCAAGGTGTGGGCGCTGTGGAACCAGCTCCACCGCGACGGCGTGATCCAGAACCACAGCGCGCCCGCGCTCAATGCATGGGTCAAGCGGCAGGTGGGCGTCGATGCCCTGCGCTTTTGCAACACTGCCCAGCTCGACTCCTGCATTGAGGGCCTGAAAGTGATGCACGCGCGCGGGAGTGCCGCATGACGATGCCAGCACGCCGCTTGACTGAGGCCGAGGCCGCCGTGCTCGCACAGCACTTGCCAGCAGGGCTGACCGACGAGGTGCGCGACGTTGCCTGGTGCCTTTTTGAATCCATCGCGCTCATGGATTCGCGCGCCGGTACGGCCCATCCAGACCCTGCCTGGCTGCGTGTGCTGCACGCGATGGCGCGCATAGCCACCGTGCAAGTGCTGCACCTTTGCGCCGAAAAAGGCGGCAAAACCATCTACCTGGCCAAGGGCGTGGCCGCGTACCTTTCGGCGCGTGACCTGCAGATGTGCAGCGAGTTCAGGGGCGACAACTACCATGTTCTGGCTCGCCGGTACGGGCTGACCGAGATGCGCGTTCGGCAGATCGTGAACGACTGGCACGAAGAGCAAATTCGCATGCGCCAGGGTCGCCTGCCCGGCATTGACGACTGAGCCCCCCACGCTGGCGTGCAATGCGCCAGCGTTTTCTAAAGCGTTTTAGTTCACCTCAAACGCCCCCCGCCGCGACCATCGCGGCATGCCTTCCCCCAACACCCTCCGTAGCGCTGTAGCTGTCGCCGCCTGCACCTTTGCCGTGCAGGCGGCGAGCGCTGCCGATGGCCTGATGCGCCGGGTGCAGTTCTTCCCAGCCGGTGAGTTCCGCAGCGGCGACACCCGGCCCGAAGAAGTGCCCTCGTGGCGCATCGACGCCGCCAGCGCCGCGCTGGTGATAGAGCGCTTCAACGCCCGCCGCAAGCCCCTCGTGGTCGATTACGAGCACCAGACCCTCAACAAGGAAAAGAACGGCCAGCCAGCGCCTGCTGCGGGCTGGCCCAAGTCCCTGGAGTGGGTCGAGGGTGAGGGCTTGTTCGGCCTGGTCGAAATGACGGCCCGCGCCGCTGCTGCCATCGATGGCAAGGAATACCTCTATTTCAGTCCGGTGTTCGCGTACTCCAAGACGGACGGAACGGTCCTTGAAGTCTTGATGGGCGCGCTCACGAACGATCCCGGCATCCAAGGGATGCAGCCGGTTTCTCTCATGGCCGCCGCCACGGCCGCTTTCCTTCCGTCACTACAGGAGCCCTCCGTGAATCCTTTGCTCAAGGCCGTGCTGGCCGCCCTCGGCCTGCCCGAAACCACTACCGAAGAAGCGGCCACCGCTGCGCTGACGGCCCTCGGCCCGTTGCAGTCCCTGCAGTCGCGTGCGGCCGTGGCCACGGCCGCCTGCACCGCGCTGCAGCTTTCGGCCGACGCATCTGCCGATGCGGTCACGGCGGCCTGTACCAGCCTGCGCACGTCTGGCGCGCCCGACCCCGCGAAGTTCGTTCCCGTGGCGGTGGTCGAGGAACTCAAAGCCAGCGTGGCCGCGCTCTCGGCGGTCAGCCTTGCCCGCCAAGTGGACGACCTGGTCAAGCCCGCGCTGGCCGATGGCCGTTTGCTGGCCGCCCAAGAAGCCTGGGCGCGCGACCTGGGCAAGTCGAACGTCGCCGCACTCACTGCCTACCTGCAGACGGCCCAGCCCATCGCAGCGCTCACAGGCACGCAAACCGGGGGGCGCCCGCCCGAGGGCGCGGCCAAGGGTGACGCGCAGCTCACGGCCTCCGAGCTGGCTGTGTGCACGGCCATGGGCCTGACGCCGGAGCAATACAAGGCCGGTGCCGTGAGCACCACCACCGCTTAACTACGAGAGCCCATCAACATGACTGCACTCACGCAAGACCGCGCAACCCTGCGCCGCCCCGGCGAACAGATCGAACCGCCCGTGGGCGCCAATGCCCGCATCTACGCGGGCGCCCTGGTCGCCATCAACGCCGCAGGCTTTGCCGTACCGGGCGCCACGGGCGCGGGCCTCAAGGGCGCGGGCGTGGCCGAGCGCCGCGCCGACAACACGGGAGGCACCGATGGCGCCATGCGCGTGCGCCTGTCCAAGACGCCCCACCAGTTCGGCAACTCGGCCGCCGCCGACGCCATCACGCTCGCCGACCTCGGCGCCGATTGCTATTTGGTGGACGACCAGACCGTCGCAAAGACCAACGGCGGCGGCACCCGTGGCCGCGCTGGCCGGGTGTACGACGTGGACGCGGATGGCGTCTGGGTCGATTTCCGCTAACCCACGCAACGCCACAGGAGCACCCCGACATGATCATCAATCACGCCAACCTCGCCATCATCAACCAGGCCTACAACGGCGCGTTCCGCGCGGGCCTGTCCACAGCCACGCCCATGTGGCAGCAGCTTGCCACGCTGGTGCCCAGCACTGCGGCCGAGGAAACCTATGCCTGGCTGGGCAATTTCACGCGCTTTCGCGAGTGGCTTGGCGAGCGCCAATACCAGAGCCTGATGCTGCACAGCTACAGCATCAAGAACCGCACTTTCGAGAACACGGTGGAAGTGCTCCGCGACCACATCGAGGATGACAAGTACGGCATGTTCTCGCCCGTCGTGCAGCAGCTCGGACAGGACGCCGCCACGCACCCCGACGAAATGGTGTTCGATGTCGTCAACAACGCTTTCACCACGCGCTGCTATGACGGCCAGTACTTCTTCGACACCGACCACCCCGTGGGGCCTCCGGGCCGCCAGGTGAGCGTGAGCAACTTCCAGGGCGGCAGCGGCAAGACCTGGATGCTGCTGGACACCACGCGCATCCTGAAACCGTTCATCTACCAGAAGCGCCGCGATTACGCCTTCACGGCCAAGACCAGCCTCACCGACGAAGCCGTGTTCAGCCGCAACATGTTCGTCTGGGGCGCCGATGGCCGGGGCAATGCTGGCCTGGGCCTGTGGCAGATGGCGTTCGCGTCCAAGGAGCCGCTCGACGTTGGCTCCTACTCGGATGCCCGCGCCCAGCACCAGTCGTTCCATGACGACAGCGGCAAGCCGCTCGTGATCCGCAGCGCGGAGCTGTGGGTGCCGCCTTCCATGGAGCAAGCCGCGCTGGAAGTCGTCACGGCCGAGCGCCTGGCCAACGGCGCATCAAACGTCATGCGCAACCTGTCCAAAGTGGTCGTGTGCCCTTGGATGAAGGACTGACACGCCCACCCGTTCAACCCCAAGGAGCATCCCCATGGCAACCGCCAAAGATACCCGCGCCAAGGTGCGCACCTCGGCCCCCGCCCCCAAGGCCAAGCCCCAAAACGACACGCAGCTCGTCCTGGTCGTCACGCCCAAGGTCGAAGGCTTTCGCCGCGCAGGCTTCGCGTTTTCCGGCGAGACGCGCCTCCCGCTCGCTGATCTGAGCGACAAGCAGTACGAGCAGCTCACCCGGGAGCCGATGCTCGTGACCTACCTGGCCGAAGCGGAAGCCGTGGCCGATACGGCGGCGGCCGAGGACGAGGACGAAGCCAGCGTCTGAGCAAAGAGCTTTACATGCCGTACATCACGCACGAACAACTGGCCGACAGCCCCGGTGCGCTGGAGCTGTCGGAAGTGGCAACCGAGGAGCACCGCCCGTCCGTGCGGGCCGAGCTGCTCAATGCGCTGCTGTGCGGCCAGGACACCAGCGCCTGGCCGCCCGATGACGTGGCCGACGCCGAGCGCGCGGTGCAGCGCATCGACGCCGCCGTGGCGGATGCCACGGCGATGATCGACGGCTATCTCGCCAAGCGCGGCTACGTGCTGCCGCTCAACCCGGTGCCTGGCCTGGTCGTGGCATGGTGCCGCGCCATCACGCGCTACATGCTGCACAAGGATCGCCGCGCGCTGGAGGCCACCGACCGCATCGCGCGCGGCTACACCGACGCCCAGCGCCTGTTGCAGCAGACGGCGGACGGCAAGTTCAGCCTGGGCGCCGAGGACGTGGTGGCAAACGACAAGCTGGACGCGCGCTTTGAGTGCGCCCCCAGCGTGTTCAGCCGCCGCGAGCTGGGGGCCTTCCGGTGAACTTCGAGCCCTTCGACACCAGCCTGATCGTGCAGCGCCTGCGCGAGCAGGTGCCCGAGCTGCAGTTCGTGGGCGGCGCGGCGGACTATGCGGCGGTGAAAGAGCTGTCATCGTTTCGCCCGCCCAGCGCCTATGTGGTGTTCGCCGAGGAAACGAACACCGGCAAATTCCCTGCCGCCCCGGGCGTGTGCATCCAGAGCTGCACGACGCAGATCGGCGTGGTGCTGGCCCTGCGCCACTACCGCGAGCAGCGCGGCGACCAGATGCAGCAGGAGGCGCGCCAGCTTGTGGGCGCGGTGCGCGTGGCCCTCATCGGCCACAAGCCCGCGTCCCATGGTGCGTCTCCCGTGAGCTGGGTGTCGGGCAAGGTGCTGGACTACGACGCGGGCGTGCTGCTGTTCGCCGACCTGTACCAGCTCCACAACACGCTGCACAAGGATGGGCCGCAGGCCTGCGCGCGATGAACCAGCCAAGCGTCATCGAGCTCAAGCGCGGCGACACCCTGGATCTCGGCTGCGCCATCCAGTCCGAGGGCGTGCCGCTGGACATTACCGGCTGGCAGATCGACTGCTGGGTGCGCGCGCCTGGCGGGCGGCTGGTGCATCGCTTTGCCGTGGATGTGACCGACCCCGCGCAAGGGGAGTACTCCATGGCGGCCAGCAGCGCCGAGACAACGTCCTGGCCCCTGGGCAGGCTCACGGCCGACATTCGCTACGCGGACGCGGCCGGGCGTGTCATGCACACATGCGACGTGATCTTCGCCGTGGCCGACTCGCCCACGATCCCGTGACAGGGCCAACCCATGAGCATCGTCACCCTCATCAACCATGGCGCGCGGCGCCACGTCGTCACCGTCGTGGGCCTGCGTGGCCCGCAACCCAGCCCCGGCGCTGCCGGTGCGCTCATGGCGGCCAACAAGCTCTCCGAGCTCTCCACCGACCCCGCCGTGCAGGAGGCAGCCCAGCAGCACCTGGGGCTCGGCGTTGCTGACCCCCTTGCTCACTACATCTTGGCCAAGGCCTGAAAGGAAGAACCATGTCCCTCGACAACCGTCTCATTGCGCTCGCCCAGGCCATGGGCTCCGATGTGAAGGCCCTCACTCTGGCGCAAGGCCAGCTCAGTGCGCTGAACACGACCACGAAAACAAGCCTGGTCGCTGCCATCAATGAGCTACTGACGCTTGTCAGCGGCACGGGCGCGGTCATTGACGATAACGCCGGAGCTGGCGATACCGGCGTGGCGTGGAGCGCCAGCAAGATCGTCAGTGCGATTGCAGCCGCGCAGATGGCCGTCAAGAACGACCTGGTCAACGGCGCGGGCGCTGCGCTGGACACCCTGAGCGAGCTGGCCGCCGCGCTGGGCAACGATCCCAGCTTTGCCGCAACCATCGCAACACAGATCGCAAACCGCGTGCGCTTCGACGCGGCTCAGGCACTGAGCGCGCCGCAGCAGGCCCAGGCGCGCGACAACATCGGCGCGGCGGCGGCCAGTGCGCTCAATGCGCTGACCGCTGGTCTGGGTGGATACGACCGCGACTACGCCGCCGACTACGCCGCCGCGAAGGTGTAGCCATGGCCTCTTTGCAAGCGCGCATCACGGCATTGGCGCAGGCCATCGGTGCCGACATCAAGGCCCTGGTGAACGTGTACATGCCCCGGGCGGCTTTTGGCGGGATCCCGGACAAGACGCGCAAAATGGCAAATGCCCAGATTGGCGCTGTCGATGCTTTCGTATCCGTGGATGGCGCAGGGACGGACTGGCCCGCCCAATCGCTCTCGACCGCGTGGTGGAACGTCTTCACGTTTGGTATTCCCGGGCGGTTGAGCCAGGTCGCGCAGCAGGTGTTTCACACAAGAGTTGCTCAATTCTGGTTCAGGCATTTGCACGATGCCATCTGGACGCCCTGGTACAGGCACCCGTTCACATTCGCAGAAACCGGGTTCCTCCTGCAAGACGGTGGCGTGCTCGGCTATGGTGCGGGATGCGGCGGCACTGCGAATCAGCCCACGAACAAGCGGATGCCCGTGACGGTCAATAAGCCGTGTGGCGTTATCACAATGCACCCCGAACAACTCAGCGCCGGTGCGTCTGTCGAGTTCATTTTTTCTAGCTCTGCGCTTTCCTCAGCCGCTGTTTTATTGCCGGTTATTCTGGGCTACTCTGGATACTCAGTGGTGGTGGCATACGTCGACACAGCGACGAGTGTGGCGCTGCGTTTGACGAACAACGGCGCCACCAGAAGCGACCCGGTCAACATCAGCTTTTGCATTCTTTCGGGAGCGCATTCATGATCATCGAACTGAAGTTGGACGCTACGAATTGGCTGGAGGCCACCTGGATGGACGGTGCCGCCCAGGTCCGCTGCGTCAGCTACCACCCCACGCAGATCGACATGCTGCGCGCCGATGCGGCGGCGATGGGCACGCCGCTGGATGAGCACCAGGCGATGCTCGCAGAGTGGGTGGCATCCTACGTCCCCCCGCCTGCCGATCCTGCGGCGCTGCGCGCGGCACTGAGCGCACAGCTCGCAGGCGAGTACGAGCGCCGCATGCAGATCATCGCCACCGGATACCCGCCCAGCGAGCGCGAGAGCTGGCCGGTGCAGACCGGGGAGGCCCGCGCGCTGCTGGCCGATCCGGCTACGGCCACGCCATGGATTGACGCTGCCGCCGCAGCGCGCGGCCTTGGCCGCGTGGAGCTGGCCCATCGCATCGTGGCAAAGGACGATGCCTACCGCGTGATCCATGGCACGCTGACCGGCGTGCGGCAGGCGTTGGAGGATGCCATCGGCGCGGCAGGCGATGACGTGCAGACGCTGCAGGCCATCGACGTCACGACCGGGTGGCCGGGCATTTCCTAAAGCGTTTTCCTTCGCACGAAACGCCACGGCGGCGAACACTGAGGGCTCTTACACAGGAGCCCTTTTTCATGTCCACAAAACCCGACTCGCAGCCGCCGCGCGTGCGCATTGAGCTGCTCAAGCCGCACCGCCACGCAGGGCGCGACTACAAGACCGGTCAATTCCTGGAGCTGCCCGAAGGCAAGGCTGGATGGCTCGTTTCGGTTGGCACCGCGAAGGCAGCGCCCGCAGCCCCCCCCCGCAACTCCCGCCGCCAAGAAGGAGTAAACATGGCTACGCAAGCATCTAAATCTACCCCCATCGTCTGGAATGGCCAGGGGCCGGTGCACATTGGCATTTACGACCCGATCAACGGTCGCCCTGAGATGGGTTTCCTCACGAACCTGTACAGCGTGGGTTGTGCCAACCGCACGCTCACCGTCACGCCATCGCGCGAAACGGGCAAGATCAAAGAGAGCTGCTCCGGCCAGCGCATGACCCTCAAGGAATACGAGACGGGCAAGGGCCTGGAAGTGAACCTCTCCATGGTGCAGTTCGACACGCGCACGATGGCTTCGGCGTTCTTCGGCGAAGCGATGGAAATCCCCGGGGGCACAGTGACCGATGAGCAGTTGGCGAAGCTGGAGCCGGGGGACTACTTCTTCCTGCGCAACCCGCGCAGCAAGAGCGTGGTGATCGAGGACAGCACTCCGGGAACGCCCCTGACGTACGTCCTCGGAACGCACTATGAAGAAGATGACGCAGAGCATGGTCGGTACCGCTTGCTGGCACACCCTGCCTTGCACGTCGAGCCACTCAAGGTGGACTACGAGTACGACAGCTTCGTGAATGTCGCCGCATTCAGCAAGACGAACGTCGAGCGCGGGATCATCTTCTCGGGGGTCAACGGCGACGGGCAGAAGCAGCGCGTCATCATCCCGCGCATCCCCCTCGCACTGGATGGCAGTTTCAACTGGCTCTCCGATGAGCCCAGCGACCTGGCGCTCAAGGGCGAGGCGCAGTACGTTCCCGGCCTCAAGAACGACCCGCTGTTCGGCCCGTTCATGCGTATCGACGCGATGGTCTGACCCTGGCCGGGGGGCAATAAAAAACCGCGCCGGGCGTTTGCCTGGGCGCGGTTTTTTTTCGAGGTGAAAGCGCTTTATCGGTGCAGCAAAGAGGCCAGGTAATGCAGTGGCCACAGCAGGAGGCGACCCCAGAGCCAAAGGCCGACAAGCGCAAGTGCACCCACTCCAAGAGCCATTGCACTCTCCGGCGATACCAGGGCCAAGACCAGAGAGGAAGCTGCTGCCAGGGCTCCAATTTTGAGCGCAGCCATGTTCCTGGCGCTCGGCCGGGCGAGGGCAAGCACACCGATGGCGACAACAAGCAAGAGCAGCAGCAGGTTCATGGCTGCGGATATTAAGGCAAGCGAGGAAATATGGCGAACCAGAACATGAAGGCCAAGTTGGTCATTGATGTAGAAGCCAACGGCGCTAACGATGTGGAGGCTATCGCGGATGGCTTGGAAGGCCTGGCACAAGAGAGCGGTGATGCAGCGCCAAAGTTGACCGAGCTGGCGCAAGCCATTCGTGCCATCGGCGCACAGAATAAGCTTGTCGATGACTTCATGCGTCTCAAGCGCGAGACCGAGAGCGTTGCGACGGCCATGGATGCGGCCAGCGGCAAGGTGGATGCCCTGGCCAAGGAGATGGCGCAAGCGGGCGAGGAGGCGAAACGCGCGGCCGATGCGCAGAAGGTTGCCGCGCTGGAGCTGGGTACAGCCAAGCAATACCAGTTGCAGTTGCGTGATGCCATCGCGCAAACGCGGGTGGAGCTGAAGCAAAGCCGGGATGACCTCAAGCAGGCCGGTGACGGTAACGCGATTTTTTCTGAGCGGGTGCGGGATGCTGCTGCACAGCTCAAGATGCTGCAGGCCGAAGAGCGGGCGGCTGCGGGCAATGTGCGCTTGCTTGCTGCGGCATACAAGGAGAGCGAGGCTGCAAGCAGCAACGCAGCCAATGCGCAAAAGCGATTGGTGGCCGACTACGAACGTGCCGTTGGCAGCGCCGGTCAGCTCAGCGTGGCATTGCGCCAGGGTAACCAAGCGCTGAATGACTCTCGCCAGGCGTTGCAGGCTGCGGGCATGAGCACCAAGGGCTTGACTGACCAGCAAATTGCGCTCAAGGCACAACTACTACAGGCCCAGCAGCAGGCCCAGCGGTACACAGAGGTGGTGCATGACATGCGCACTGAGGCGCTTGCACTCGCCCCAGCGCTGCAACAGACCTTTCAACAATTGGGCATGCGGGGGGTGCGGCAGATCACGGCCGAGATTGAGCAGCTCCAGGCTGTGATGCGCGGTCTCAAGGGCCAAAAGCTCATGCCCGAAGACGCAATCCGAGCAACCGCCGAGCTGCAGCGGCGTATCCAGTCGCTACGTGCCGAAATGAGCGGGACGCAAGGCGCTTCCAAGAGTGCAGCCAGCTCAATCAAGGAGCTTGGGGACAGCGCTGATGGGGCTGGCAGCAAGATCGGCGCTGCCGCGCACAAAGCCGTGGCATGGGCGGGCGCCATGATCGGGCTGGGCGAGATCAAGCGGGTTGCTGCTGAAGTGCTTGAGACGGGGAGCTCTTTCGAGCAACTGGAGCGCCGCCTGACAAGCATCCTGGGCAGCTCGGAGAAGGCGCGCGAAGCATTCGCCATGCTCAAAGACCTAGCGCAGCAAACGCCGTTTGACGTGAAGGGGCTGACAGAGGCCTACGCCAAGCTGTCCGCGTTTGGCCTGCAGCCTACCCGGGCGCAGATGCTGGCGATGGCAGATGCGGCTGCAGAGCTGGGCGGTGGTACGGAGATGCTGGAGGGCGTCACCCTGGCACTTGGGCAAGCGTGGACAAAGGGCAAGCTTCAAGGGGAGGAAATGCTGCAGCTTGCCGAGCGCGGCATCCCCGCGTGGGATTTGCTCGCCAAGGCAACCGGCAAGAACGTGGAGGAACTTCAAAAGCTGTCGAGTGCCGGCCAGCTCGGGCGTGATGCAATCCTTCAGCTCATCGACGCCATGGGCAAGAAAAGCGCAGGCGCCAGTGCAGACCTGATGAACTCCTACGCTGGAGCCGTTCAGCGTGCCCAGGATGCGCTGCAAGAGCTTTTCAACATGATCGCCCAATCGGGCGTGCTGGAGTATCTGACCGCGCAACTGCAAGGGCTGCTGGCAAAGTTCGACCAGCTCAAGGCCAGTGGCGAACTGGATGTAATGGCAAAGCGGATTGCCAGCGGCTTCGTTGACGTAGCGAACGCGGCTCAAGGTGTCATTGGCGTCTTGCAGCAGCTTGCGCCAGCCATCGAAGTGCTGATGAAGCTGTGGGTGGTCTCCAAGGTCGCCGCATTTGCTGGAGCACTGACGGGGGTAGGCCTGGCAGCCAAAGGTGCAGGCTTGGAAATGGCAAAGGCCGCAGATCAATCCAAGGCTTTTGCAGTTATCTCCCGGGCGTCTCTCGCACTTGTCGCCGTGGGGGTTCTTGAACTCGGGCAAGCATGGATCAAAGTCGCAAAAGACTATGGCGCATACCGGGCGGAACTTGCAAAGCATGACGCCATTGCGTCGCAGACGGCCCAAAAGCAAGACCTTGTCGCTCAAAAACTCAAAGCCATTTCTGATGCAACGGGCGTGCTCGTCACAAGCATGCAGCAGCTCAATGAGGCACAGAGCGCAGGCCTGCTGGTATTTGACCAGGCAACCGGCAAATGGCTTTCTGCAGCTCAGGCCCAGGAAAAGCTATCCGGGGCCGTGAAGGAAACGACGGCCAAAATGGCCGCTGCTGATGCAAGCAAGCTGGTGGCCGAGTTTGAGAAAACCGCCACGGCGGCGGACAAGACAAAGGAGGCCATAGAGCGCCTGGCTGCGGGCCTGAAATTCGGCGATGTGCAAGGCGTCAGCGCTTTTGTAATGGCCCTGGACGAACTGGCAGCAAAAGGCAGGCTATCTGCGAAAGAGGTGGGCGAAGCATGGCAGGAGGCGCTGGGCAAGCTCAATGCGGGTCAGATTGGCGCGCTAAGGGCAAACCTTGAGGAGGCCTCGCGCCAGGGCGTCATATCCGCGCAGCAGTGGGCACAGGCGAACGAACAGGTTCTCGCGGCCAGTTTTGAAAAGCTCGGCGTGAACGCCGCGCAGGCCCTGGGCAAGATCAGCACGGGCGCGCAGGAGGCCATCAACCAGGTTGACCTGGTGGCCGAGTCCGCCAAGGCGGCAGGCGTGGGGGCAAAGGACGCCGCCCGTGCCATCGAAATGGCTTTCGCTGCGGCCATCCCCAAGGCCGACAGCCTGCAGGCCATCGAAGCGATGGAGCAAAAGCTCAAAGCCATGGGCGCGGCGGGCCAGGTAAGCGCAGACGGCATGGGCCGCCTGCAATCGGCGCTGGACAAGCAGCGCGCGACCATCGAGGGGCAGATACCGGGCATCCAGAGCCTGGGCGAAGCGCTGCGCCAGCTCGGCGTGAAGCCGCAGGCAGAGCTCAAGGAACTTGCACGAACGGCCAAGGAAGCCTTCGACGTTGTGCAGGCCAGCGGCACGGCCACGCCACGCGAGATCAACGAGGCATGGAAGGCCATGGCCGAGGCGGCGATTGCTGCGAACGATGGCATCGCGGACGCGACGATCCAGTCTCAGGCCCGCCAGCATGGCTTCGTGATTGAGACGGATAAGGCGGGCAAGTCCATCGTCAAGTCGATGAAAGAAGCCGAGGACGCGACCAAGAAGGTGGGCGATGCAGCCAAGGACGGCGCAGATGGCATGCGCGACATGGCGGACGCGGCCGACGACTCGCGCACCGCCCTGCAGAAGCAGGCCGCAGCGCAGAACGAGGCGGCAAACGAGGCCGCCAATGCGTGGGCGGATGCACAGCGCAAGGCGGACAAGTACTTCGAGGAGATGGCGAAGATCGCCCGGGAATCCGGCGCCTGGGCCCAAGATGTGCCCAAGCTGGCCTGGGCCATGTCGGCAGCCCTCAAGGAGCTGGACGCCGCCCAGCAGTCGCTGGAGCGCTCCAACCAGGGCGCGGCGCAGGGGCTGGAGGATTTGAAGATGCGCCTGCTGGAGTTGCACGGCTCGGAAGAAGACGTGGCGAAGGCACGCCAGGCCCGCGATGAGGCCGAGGTGCGCGCCAAGATGGCACTGCTGCGGCTCGACATCGAGCGCGCCCGCATCCGCAAGAACAACGAGGAAGCGGAGCGGCTCACCAAGGAACTGGCGCTGCTGGAGGAGCAGCTCGTGGTGCTGGGTGAGATCTACCGCGAGGAAGAAAAGCAGCGCAAGGAGCGCGAGCGCGAGGAAGGCGGCGCGGGCGGCGGCAAGAAGAAAGGTTCATCGCGCCTTTCCGGGGAAGGCGGCCTTGATCTTCAGGAAGAAATAGGCTGAATCCCGGAACCCGTAGGCCATACGCTTGATGACCTTAATGCGGTTGTTGACGCCCTCGAGAATGCTGGTGTTCAAGGGGAAGATGGCTGAGGCGAGGATGCCACGCAGGTACTTTCGGAGTCGCTTTGCAAAGGCGATCGCCGGCGCGATGCCGCTTTCGATCGCCAGGCGGTACCAGTCTTTCCATCTTCGGGCGCCGTCTCTGACCGATGGCGCAAACCAGATTTCCTTAATGGCGGTCTTCAGCAGATAGACAGTAGCCAGCGG